CTAATTCTTGAAAGTGCAGGAATTTCAGCCGTTTCAAGAACTTTCTTGCAGACTGTACATTCCTTGTGCTTTGAGCCTTTAACTCCGATAGAAGCCGCTTTGTCAGTTATCCAACCGCTTGACTTGTGACCTGTGGCAGTTATCGTTGTCTGTGCCTTGATAACAGCGCCGCAAACTGAGCAATGTGAGCCGTCTGTTTTGCCTGCGGTGGTGCAAGTAGCAGAGTAGCCCTTGTCGGTAACTGCGGTGTGACCCTTTGCAGGAAGCTTTTCTGTAACTGTCGCATTGCACTTTGTGCAAGTCTTTATAGCAGCACCCTCTGATGTGCAGGTCGGCTGTTTTGTTACAACAGAATTTCCGTAGCTGTGACCTGTTGCCTTAGTTGTGTTGTCCTTGTATGAAGTACCGCAAACAGAACACTTGTGGAGAGTGTAGCCGTCAGCAGTGCAAGTAGGTGCAACAACTGTGTCAGCATATTTGTGTGAAGTCTTTGGTATAGTTTCTGTAACTGTCGCATTGCACTTTGTGCAAGTCTTTATAGCAGTACCCTCTGCTGTGCAGGTCGGCTGTTTTGTTACAACAGAATTTCCGTAACTGTGACCTGTTGCCCTAGTTGTGCTATCCTTGTATGAAGTACCGCAAACAGAACATTTGTGGAGTGTGTAGCCGTCAGTAGTGCAAGTAGGTGCAACAACTGTGGTTATGTAGCTGTGGGAAAGCTTTGCAATTGTTTCTGTTACTGTTGCTCCGCACTGCGTACAAGTTTTTGTTTTTGTACCCTCTGCTGTGCAGGTAGGCTGTTTTGTGATAACAGCACTGCCATATGTGTGGCTCGTGCATCCGCAGGTGAGTTTGTATGTCTTTGCTACAGACGGATTGTATGTAGGATAAATTTTTACAGTGAGTGAACCGCCATTTTTGAATGTGATACGTCTGATATCATTAGCATAGTTTTCAAGCTTATTTACACTTACCATACTGCGATCAGAAAATTCAACTGTGTAGTCTGTATCGTCATAAAGCCAGAAATCAATGCTGTCGCCCACACTGAACTGAGTTTTGCTCAATACGCTTGAAAAGGACGTATTCGAAAGGTCTGTGCGCCAATAAACAGTGGTAGAGGTCGGAACTGTGAACTTATTCACATAACCGCAAGACTTGCAGGTCTGTGTTACAGTGCCGTCAGTTTTTGATGCGTACTTTGTTTCGTAGTCATGACCTGTTTTGACGTCAACCGTCTTTATATCATCAAGATTTGAAAGGTTCAGGGAGTTGAAGGTCACGTTATTTTTATCGTAAACATACCAAACTGCTCTGCCGTTTTTGATAACAGGCTGGCAATCTGAAAGGCTTCCCTCAAAGGTGTGTATACTGCCGTTTACAGTGCCGTCAGCGTTTAGCTTCACACAGCTTACCTTTGTATCTCTGGCCCACAACAGCAAAAAGCTGTTATCATTTATCTTCACAAGCTGTGGGGCAGAAGCTGAGTCTGTACCCTCTGCATAAGAAGTTATCTTATTGAGCTTGTTTATGGAAAGGTCCTTTGAAACAGCGGAAACATAGACGTTTCGTGTTTTTGACGTATTGATATAGTCAAGGTCAACTGTACTCTGTGCCACTATATAGCTTGATGATGACACATCAAAGCCGCCTATAGCCGCACCTGTATAGTTATAGTGACCGGAGGTATATTCAGGGTATGTTACAACGTCGATATTGCCGCCCTTTTCATAATAGCTTGGGAAGAATTTGCCTGTGGTAAAATCAGAATTATACTTCACCAGAACAGCAGAACGTGGATGAGCGTCACCATGGTCGAGGGCGACTATATGGTTGCCGTCGGTTTTTATAAACTGATTGAAGGAGTGGCTCACATAGCCATACTCAACATTCATGACGCCGGTATATGAATCAGTGATAGTCATTGAAGGCATATCCACTTCAATGGTAACATTAGACTGATGATTATTGCCGTCGCTTGATTTATACATTTCGTGGCAAGTTCTGACAAGCAGGTGGTCACCGCTGTGGGTCATTCTTGCCGAGCCTGCATCGAATGGAACTGTAGTGTTAGCTCCATACAGACCGCAGGACTTTATTTTGTTCCAATTCTTATCATACTTCGTTATACGGAAAACCTCGAGGGAGTCGTTTTGTTTCGGATTTTCCTGACCGCTAAGGACATAATAATTATTGCCGGAGTCATAGAAAGCACCAAAGATCGGCAGTTCATTGTCGATAAGCTTAGTGCTGAGCGGTTCAAAATCAGAGCTGTAATATTCCACAAGGAGTTTGCCCTCGATAGCGCCTGACTGGACACGCATATAATTGCCGTTGTCGCACACTGTCAGGTAAGATTTCACTGTGTCAGACCATTGCACATAGTCCTGATCATTCACATTAGAGCCTGAATACGCAACACATTGCGCCACGGCAAAGGCACTGAACGATCCAGCAGACACAGCAGTAGAAACAGCCATTGCGCCAGACAGGACAATGCTCAACATTCTTTTCTTCATATTCATCAGTTTCATCACCTCATACAAAAACTTTCAAACGAGAACGCCTTTATATATATAATATCACAACGCAAGGCGTATGTCAATGAAAATAAGTTACAATGAGAATGATTTCAATAAATTCGTCATACACCAAAGGTCAACGCAGTAAAAAAGCAAAGAGGATACAAAACAGAAAAAAACGCCTTGACAAGGTTTGATGGGTGTGATATAATATTACAGTGGTATATCGAGGTGTGGCTCAGTTTGGTAGAGCGCTGCGTTCGGGACGCAGAGGCCGTGGGTTCAAGTCCCGTCACCTCGACCAGTACGAAACCGCTTGTTTACGTCAAATGGCGTAGATGGGCGGTTTTCTTTATGCTCCAAAATGTTAAAATATGCGTAGAAATGATGAAATATCATTCAAAATGATAAATATATGACACGAAATATGACACGAAATTTGCACACGCTAAAATTTTGCTCTGAAAATATGTACAAAAAGCAAGTCTATATTTGTGCAATCCTACAAAATTCAATGTTATCTATATTTTTGTTATCTAACTACTTGACATTTGCTAGATAACATGGTATACTATAATCACAGGCAAGAGATGAGACCTGAAATCAAAAATTAATTTTCGGAGGTACAAAATCATGAAAATCACAGGCGTTAAGAAAGCAGTAGGAACTTACAAGAGAGCAAACAGCGGTGGATATTATCGCTCATCATATGGTGCTTTGATGGTTGATATGTCAAAAGGTTATGTATGGTGCGACGAATTTTCAGACAGATTTTCGTACATCGCCTATGACGATGAAAACATCGCACGCATAAACCTTGAGGGTGAGCCAGCAACCATGCAGAACGTAAAGGCAATTGCCGAAAGAATGTGCGCAGAACATATCGCATAAACAGCCCTGACGAGTATCTGAAAATTGATACGAAACGCCCGAAAGGGCGTCGGCTGGAAAGCAAAATAAAATTTGAAAGGAACTGATAACATGAGCAAGTTGAAAGACATGAGAGAAGCAAGAGGCATGACACAAGATGAACTGGCAAAGAGAATAGGTTCTGTCAGAAGCTATATCTGCCGTCTGGAGAGCGGTGCGCAGGATATCAACTTTATCCAGGCTAGCACACTGGGGCGTCTATGCACGGCACTGGACTGCAAACCAGAAGATTTGCTGGAAGCCGATAGTTTTGAATTTGAGGAGATCAACGGCGAAAAGCGACTGATAGTTGATGGGCTGTATAGCCCCGAAGGCAACTATTTGCTGGTAAAAATCAAGAACCGCACATATCAGCTGAGCATGATTGATTTTTCAAACGTTGACGATGTATCAAAATATTTGATACCACGTGGAAATGCCAACATTCCACGAAGTGCCGCAGAGTTTGACAAGAAGGCATACTGGATATATAAAATGGCGCCACGTGACGGCGTGGAAGTCAAAGTCCTGGACCCTATCAGCCCAGAGGATTGGAAATTGCTAGTTGAAAAACTAGGGCTGACCGATGACGATATTTCGGACGAATTTGAGGTTGTCAAGGGTAAGAACTATGGCGAAAAGTGTGAGAAGCACTACATTTGCAGACAGATCAGGCTTACCACCCCGAAAAATTCGGTTACAATCGAACGAGAACTGAAAAAACACGGCATAGAAGCAACAAATGTAAATATCGACCGCATAAACGTCAGGGTAAAATGACATGGCAAAACAAAAATACGAATTGCTGCCAGACAAAGTAGTAGCAGCCAACATAGAAACCATAAAAGCCATAGGACATATCGCAACCGATACCGATATAGTGGACTATGTCAGCGGTCAGCTGATGCGTGACTATATCAAAATCGGTAAGAAGACACTAGATGAAGCCGCCAAGCTGACCGAACAAACGATAATGTCAGATGATTTTTTAGACAAGCTGGGGGCTATAAAAAATATGACAAACTGGTACTATAGTGGACGGCAAGTGTATCTATTTGATGATGATTTTGCAGATTTGCTCAGCGGTCAAGGCACAGCCGATTTGAAAATCAGCGCAGACGTTTTCAAACAATTGCCGTGTAACTGTTTTTATGTCCAGCGAAAATACAAAAATAGCGTGGGGTTCTTTTTCGATTTGCAGGGTGACCGAATGACAATGACAGAATATTTTTTTGACAATGTCGAAAAAGACTACTATTCGGAATCAATCGCTATAGAATTGCAGTATGATATGACAGTTGAAGAACTGATATATAAAATTCTAGGCAGCTATGCCAAAAAAGACAAGGCAGGCACTAAGGCAATGATATGCGACATAGCCGAAAAATTGCAGTTCATTGTCTACCTATCAGCCGTAAACGCTGAAATCACACCTGTCACGAAACGACAGGCACAGAAGGAGACCGCCGCACAACATCCACAGAAACCGTCTGCACAGCCCCAAAAATCAGCCGTAGCAAATGTAGGATACCGCATAGGAATTGCTGTGCGCAAGCACAGACAGGCTGAAAGCAGTGTCAGCTACCAGCACAGTGCACAAGGTCACAGCGCACCGAAAGCACCGCACATCAGACGTGCGCATTTTCACGGATACCATACCAACAACGGCTATAAGGTGAAATGGCTGAATACGATTTTTGTAAACGCTGAACGTGACGACGGAGATATCAGTACCGTTCACAAGGTTCTGCAATAACTGCGTATCGCAATAAAAAAAAGCCGCCAGGGCAAACGCTCTGACGGCTAAATTTATGCGAAATTTATGAGAATTTTATGCGACTATTTCTTGATTTTTTCACGCAGTTTCTTGATGAATTTTCTGCCTGCTATGCCGTTTGGTCTGTACCCCCATGCTTTCAGCCTTGCATTGATAGCGGATACAGTGCCCTTGCCAATGACGGCATTATCGTCCAGCTTTGCGCCGTCAAGGATCAGCAGTTGTTTCAGGGCATACGACCCGTCTGTGCTTGCACCTTTCTTATAGCCCTTGGCGTCAAGTGCGGGCGGATTGATAGCGTTCTGATTTTTCGGTCTCAGAACGCCCAAAACGTGATTATAGTTGTGATAGACACGTGTGCAGGGGTCATTTTTGCCTAGCCAGTTCTGATCGTAGCTGTAGAAATATTTTGTGTTACCTTCGCCTGTGGCTATGGCAACGTGACCGATACCGCCGTTCAGACTGCCGCCCCATACCACGATGTCACCCTTTTTCGGCACAAACGATAGAGTGTTCTTTATTCTGGTAAAATAGCCCTTGACCGCCTGCCTGTCGAAATCTTCGTAAATCTGCCTAGCATACAGACCTGTGAACATACCGCAGCCGATAACATCACGGTTGTACTGGTTTGCCAGGTCAAAGCACTGTACATTATATGCTTTGTCAAAATCAATGCCCTTGCCTTTGTATTTCTTTACAAATTCATCAAATGTCATTGCCATAGTTAGTCCTCCTTATCTTTGAAAACACCAAATTTTGCCACAATTTTGTTTATCCAGTTCGCCTGCGGATTGATTTCACCGTAATTTTCCAGTATGGAAACTACTTCCATGGTGAAAATATACCCGAAAACAGCTAGTGCGGTGATAGTTCCTGCAATGCCTGCCAGTTCGCTGTGTCCATAGTAGTGTCCTAGCTGTTCAAAACCTATTTCCGAACCGATAGCCACACCCATGACGACTATTTCGGCTAGTTTGTTCAGACCACCCTTGCGCATTTTTGACGACCGAACGTCGCCTTTGCAATAGGCTTTTATCCAGCCAGTGGCAAAATCAGCCGATGCAAGACCTATCACGATTATCAACATGATTATGTATTTCACTACTTCACTACCTCGCTTTCATATTTATCTCCTGTGATTTCCTCATACTGCTCAGGGGTTATCTTGCCCCTGTCAGCAAAGTCCTTGACCTGTTCGGCAGTGTACAGTCCTAAATCGTACAAACGTTTGACTTTCCTATACATCTTCCTTGCCCTCCTCGATTAGCGTGTCGGTCATCAGCGCAGTGTATAGCACCTGTGCTTCTAGCTCGTCCACTTTTGTGGCTTTCTTCGGCTGAAAATCTTCGGTGGATAGTCCTAGCTTGTCCGCCATTTTCTTTTGTAAATCCGTCATGTTGTACCTCCCACTTCACTCAGTTTCACAACATACTCTTCTTCCGACGGTACTGGTATGCGATAGCTGTCATTGCTGTTCTTGAACGTGATTGAACCACCTGCCTCAACCTCGATATTTCGCAGAAAGTCGTCTGGTATCAAGGTTGAAATGTCGGTGACGATAGGTGTAGCCAGTTCATAATACATTATTACACCCTGCATTGCCTGTTTAAAGGTGGCGGCATCGGTGTAGGCGGTGTCTCGCACACGCACCGTTGTGTTCTCCAAAACATATAATCCAGATGCGCTATCAGTAACGCCAATCTTAACATACTGATACTTCGGGCACAGAAAATTTGATGTGCCACCACGAATGTCAGATACTGCATTCAAATAGAAAAATGGGGTGTAGTCACCGTCTTTGTACATCCGCCAGTTTTTCGTCCCCAAATCAACGCTGTTCACGCACTGAACATATTTTTTATTCTCATAGTCCACATAGTTTCGTGCCGTTCCTGCTGACCAGCCGTAGCCAGGCAGATTGCGGATTGCTTCGGGGATTGGGTGAGTGGTTTCACCCACAGCAATCTCTGTCACCCCAGCACTAATAATCTCACCTGCATTATATGGGTAATAATCATTAGGGAATATTTTCTCAAATTCTTCCACTGTGCTAGGTTCGTTACCTGCGCCAAACATTTGGGTTAGGTCGAAAATTTCATGATTACTGAATGGCGATGTATCGTATTTCTGACTACCATCAGCATTATTCACAGTGATAAATGTTCCAAATTCGCCACCATCACTATGTTCACCTAATGGGCTAGTAATCCATGATATTTTGCCGCTACCAGCAGTTAAATCTTTTGTTATTTGCCTATTAGTCGTTGGCGTGTATAGGACATCCCTAAAATATAGATATGCCTTTACATCTTCTAAAACAGTATAATGTACTCGGAGCAGGTATTTATGTGATTTAAAAATCGGCTTGCAGTTCAACGTGCTACCACCATATTTATATTCATTATACATCTGATTCCACACCAAACTCTTACCACCCACCGACTTGACCGACATCAGCTTTGCCCCCGTAGGCACTGTCTTTGCGTATGCCGTTTCGCTGTCCGTTTCAAACTGGTGTGTGATACCCTGTCCTATATCATACAGTGCATTTACCCTGCGTTGCAACTCTTTGTCGGTCAGCTTTACCGCAGAAATCTCAGCCGTGTTTTCAGTTATCTTTGCAACAGCAGTAGTGTAGTCATCAGGCAAACTGTCAGCTACAGACTGTGCTTTCTGTGCAGCAGTTTCAGCAGTTGTTCTGTCCTCTGCGACCTGTGCGGCATGATCTGCCACTGTAGCCTTGTCGGTTGTGACCTGCGTTGCCATTTCCTGCACCGCCTGTCTGTCTGCCGTAGTGCTGTCAGCATTGGTCTTGGCAGTTTTTGCGTAGCCTGCTGTTACTACCTTATCAGCCTCAGTCTGCTGTGCTGCCGTTGATGCCTGGGCTGCGGATATTTTAGCGTTATTCTGCGATGTGACCGCCTCGGCACGTGCGTTTTCTGCGCCCTGTCTAGCCGTTTCAGCCTGCGTTGCGGACGTTTCAGCAGATGCCTGTGCTGTTTCCGCACGGCTTGCTGCCTGTTCTGCGGTATCTGCTGATTTCTCTGCGGCTGTGGCAGATTTTTTTGCGTTCTCAGCAGACGTTGTCGCTGTTTCTGCAGCGGTGACAGCTGTCTGCATATCTGCGTGCGCCTGTCTGCCTATGGCATCTATCTTATCCAGTGCGTCAGCTGCCACACTTGGTGACGGCACGGCATTATCACCGATAGCCGCACCGATACGCAGGCGGAAAATTCGTGATTTTTTCAGCAGGATATATTCGTCGCCTGCTAATTTTTTAGCCGCTATCTGACAGCTGACTGTCTGCGCCGACCGCAAGATATCTGCCGTTGGCGTCCATGTGCCGCCTGTGATATCGACCTCATAGACAGTGCCGTCGCCATAGTCTATCGTTAACACATAGTGGTCTGCGCCGTCTACTGTCAGCCCTTCGACAGACACAGGTCTAGCATTTGTTTCACCGACGTAACCCAAAAGGGCTGTTGATGTCATTGCGTTGTAATTTTCGTCTAGTCTGATTACCATTTCTGCACCCCCTATACGATTGCTATGTAGTCAATGCTGTACGTTCCTGCAGGTACGTTGACAGTAGTTGCGCCATTGCTAGGACCCATGCAGATCACTGCGAAATATGCGCCCTTGTATACCTGCACATGGGTGCAGTAGTTCTGAAATGGGCTAGGTGTGCCGATATCCCTCAGCGACACACATATCTGCTTTGGCACAAAATCCAAATTCAACGGTATCTGCACACTTGAAGCTGCCTTTTCCAGTGTGTATTCAATAGTGCCTGATTTAATTTTCGTTTGATCCATTTCATTGACCGTTGTTTGTACCGCCGTCAGTGCGTCAACCAATGCCTGGCGAACGTCACGGCCATAAAATGCGTTTCGGACAGTTTCGATTGCTGTTGTCAAATCAACATTGTTTGCCATTTTATCCCTCCTAGTCTAGTGTGTGGTTTTTCGTAGTGATACTGTTGCACATAATATCACCTGTCTTGCCGTAGCACTGTATTGCAGTTTTTTCATTTTCGTTATACAGATACATCGCCCTGTTATTGGTATCAACTGTAAATACTTTTTTTCCGCTGTCTGTGTACGTTGAAATATTACCACTATTTGTATCTAGTGAAAATTTTAATTCGTTATTCCAATAGCCTGACATAGCGCCAGCCTGCAGGACGATATGACCGCCGATTGTGCTGTTGTCAATGCGTATCTCCAGCGGACTGACTTTCAGCGTCCATTCATTATGGGATAGCTGAATTACACTGGTATTCTGGCTAGACGTTTTTATATTTATCGTTCCACCTGTGATAGTTGCTGATTTTGACGACAGTTTGTTAGCGACCACGTTTCCGTTCTCGTCCACTTTGAACGTTCCATTGCCGTTGTTGATTTTCAACCCTGTCAGGGTCAGGGCGGTTATAAAACTAGCCACCAAATTTCCGTCGATAGTCCACGCATTTGTGTACGGTCCGTCTTTTGCAGAACCGCCGTCCGATGATTTCCAAAAACCTAGTCCGTTTTTGTTTAATTGGATACAGGATTTACAGGTATTTATATCAGCCGTATCCATAATCAGAATGCGTTCTGGTTTTTCTGACGGATCTAGAATGACGTGACCGCCCTCTGCACCCGTAATCAGTTTTGTGGCATTTTCAATTTTGCTGTCTATGACCTGTCTGTTTCTGAATTCACTATTATCAATAGCTGTCTGCAGGCTCTTGGTTTTGGCTGTCATGAACCCTGTCATGGTTTCGAATTTGTCACCAAATGTCAACTCGGATTGCTCAGGGTTGTCAAGGTTGATAGTAATGCCGATTATGCGTAAATCTTCGTCAATCCCCATAAGAGGGTTGACTACACGATACCAGCAACCTAGCTCAAACTGTTCAAAATTCATGTCAATTGTTGACAAATCAACCGCAGTTATTTTATACTGCTTTTTGGCTTTGTTTGCACTTTTCAGGAATGCTGTAGCTTTTGTCTTCAAAATTGACGCCTGTGTTACGTCGTCCCACGTTTGTGTACCGCTGATTACGCCATACTTAGCAACCAACGCACTGTCTTCTATGTAGTCTTTGCCACTGTTCACAGTGCCAATCGTCAGCCTTTTCTCGCTATCGGTCAGCTTTGCACCCAGTGGATATAGCCGTGTAATAACGCTCGCTTCGTCCACTTCACGGCTGATAGTTTTGAGATTTACTGCCAGTTCTATTTTTGTGTCTGTGCCGTGTCCGATATGTTCCAGATAGTCTATATACACTTTGCCGTCTTGGTCTCTCAGCTGTATTTCACCGCCGAATTTTCCGACCAGTTGTTCAGATATTGCGTCCATAGTCGATACCCAGTTGACAGAATATGTGTAATTATTTTCAGCCGTTACAGTGACCTGTCCGACCGATATGTGTTTATCATCACCGACCTGCGCATTGTGTTTGGAAATGAATGACGCTAGCACTGTCCGAACGCCTACCATTTTGTATTCAATATAGGGCTGAACACTGTCATATAGCCAACCTAAACGCCCCTCGCAGGTGACGGATTTACAAATCAGCCCTTGTTCGTCCATGCTGTCAGGACATTTCAGTACACGTCCGATAAAAACGTCTTTGCCTGTGCTATCGTCCGTGACAGTGACCGATGTTGTCAGTGGTTTTAGTTTGTCATATCCTGCATTATCGGGGTATATGGTAAACGTGAAACTGTCAACAGCATTGACAGCCTTGATGATTTTTCCGCCTGAAATGCGGTCAAGGTTATCACTGTGTATCGTGGTTTTTTCAACGCCATTTTTGATAGTGACAGTATGCATTTATAACACCTCCTCATGCAGACTCAGCGTGAGCGTGCCGAAGCCATACGCTGACAAAGTGTTCAAACCCGGCTGTAAAATCAGTTCGTCCATATCGAATGGTTTTTCTGTCGGTCTGTATACCTTTTCGGAAATATCAACGCTGTTGTTTTGAAAATGTGTGAATCCTACCTTGCCGATATCATCAGCAGACCGCCTATATATCAGACGTGGTTTTATCGGCACGTCCGAATACAAATAGACTTTTAGCACACCCATAGGGGCGTGTGGAGCCATTTCAATAGCCGTCAGTGTCATGTCCGTAAGATTTAGATAGTCGTTTTCAAAACTGAAATCGTCAAATCCTTTGTCGGAAAAATCGTCAGATATCTTGTACGGCTGTGCCTTGAACGTTGCCGTTACCTCAACATGATAGCCTTTTTCATTTTCGGCACAGCTAATTGCTCTTGCTTTATAATGGTAAATTTCAGCATCGTCATATAGGTCACATTCGCCAGCCGACAAAATCCAGTTCTCAAAATCTGCCACTGTTTTCCGCAGGGCGGTTTTCGGGCAGTTCATAAACACGAATTTGTATGTTAATGTTCGTGTATCATAGGTAGGTTTACCGCCATTCTGATATGTGAAACATATATCGCCATTGCGGTATGGTATAGTAGCCGATATATCCCTGATGTTTGGTGGCGGTGTACTGCGTGATGTCAGCAACGCCCCGAAATCAGTATAGGAATTTTTACCATTTATCGTTATACTAGACATTGTCAGCCACCCTCCTAGCGTTCAGATTGATTTTTTCAGCCATAGCAACGTCCATGTATGGTGCTGTCACTGTGGCGAAACGTTTTCCGTCGATGTTCATAACCACTGTCAAATCACCGCTCTTGCCGTGTTGTGTGGTGCTGTCGGCTTCGGTTGATATTTTGTCAGCCGTTTTTCTTGCGGTCTGTCTGCCTATCATGACAGGATCCATTTCAGCCGATACACCTGCAACACTGTCAACGATAGCCTGTGCCTCGTCAACTGGTTCGTCCGCAGTGTCTTCCATACCGACCGCAATTCCTGACGGCAGATACTGACCGACCTTTTTCGCCATGACCCTTGAAGGCGAATGGATATCGAAGAAATCGCAAAATCCGTCTATAATGGCACTGCCTACATCTTCAACAACGCTCCAAATTCCGCTGACCGCAGAGACTAAACCATTCAAAATGCCCTTGAGGATATTTGCACCCAAGTCCAGCCAATCAACGTCCTTGAAGCCGTCTATGATAGCGCTGATTATATTAGGCAATGCGTCTATGATAGCAGGTATAGCGTCAGGCAATCCCTTCGCTAATGCGACTATCAACTCCATGCCTGCCTTGACCAGCGCAGGCAGATTATCTGTCAAAGCCTTTGTGATAACTGGTATCAACGCTATCACACTGTCTATCAAATCAGGTGTGCACTTGGTCAGACCTGTTATCAATCCTATTAGTAATTGGAAACCACCCTCGATGATTGCTGGCAGATTTTCAATCAGTGTGTCAGTTATTTGTTTTATCAAACTAGGCAACATTGGCATCAGCTGTCCGATAACATCATTTAGCCCGTCAATCAGACCTAAAAACAGCGTGATTGCGCCCTGCACCAGTTCAGGCACTAGCGTAGGGATAGTTGAAACCAACGCATTTATCAATCCGAAAAAGCCGTTAAGCAGTGACGGCAGAATTGAGTTGATTAGTGACGGGGCTGATTGTGCCAGCGACTGAATGATAGACGTTAGCACTGTGGTTGTCGCTGTGATTAGTGTCGGTGCATTTTCGGCTAGCGTTTCTGACGCAGAACTGAACAGCCCAGATATAACAATCGGAATTTGTTCGGTCAAGCTGTCAAGACCGCCACTGTCATATGCGTCTAGCAAACTAGAAACGCCGTCAAATAGTTTGGTGAAACCGCCTGACAATTTCTGAACAGCTGGCAACGATTTTGTCAGAAAGTCTGCCGCCATTCCCTTTGCGCCTGCCATAACAGGCGTGAATGCAGTTCCCAAAGACGCAAGGGCGTCCTGCAATTCAAAACTTGCACGTTCATAGTCCAGCGTTGATTTATTTGCTGACTGGTATTCGTCGTTGATTTCCGACAGACCCGAATTTGCCAACCAGTCAAGGGCATACTGCTGACGTTCTGCCTCTGACGTGCAATTCTGTAGACCCGCATTAAAATCGTCAACGCTATCACCCATACGCCCGATAAGTTCTGAAAACTGACCTGTCGCAGCACCTGTGGCAAGGGTTTCCTGCAAGCTATCTGAAAGGCTCTCGATTTTCAAAGTGTCAGGAAATTTTTCAACTGCTCCGCTAAGTGCGTTTATAGCAGGCGTCATTTGTTCATCGCTGAAACCGACAGCCATAAGGTTTGATAACGCTTCAATGCTTGAATCGGACTCGCCCGTGATAGCCACCAAATCTTGCATTTTGGATTTCATAAAATCAAAATTGTTGCCGCTGGTTTCGGCGTTTGTTTTCAGCTTGGTCATATCGCTGTTCCACTCACGGCTTGCTTCAACGTTTGCCGCAAGCGCCGTTGTTACAGCTGCAAGACCAACACCTATAGTCTGCGTGTATTTTTTGAACCCGTCAGCCGCCTTGCCTATCATAGCCGTGTCTATCTTGCCTAGCGTTGCCGTGAATTTTACGGCTTTGCTTGTCGCACCGCCTATGGCAGAACCGACTTTTTCAACTTTTTTTATGACAGGTTCGACCTTGTCTTTGGCTTCTTTAAATGCCGTGCCAATGGCATTAACATTTTTCTTTTCGTCTTTCAGACTTGACAGCTTCGACTTCGTTGTTTCCAACTCTCGCTGAAACGCACGATATTGTCCTGCGTCTATCTCGCCTTTTTTATACTGTGCTGTGACCTGTGATTGTGCTTCTTTTAGCACGTCCAACTTTGACTTTGTCTCTTTGATACTATCTTTCAGCAGGTCTTGTTTTTGCTTGACCAGTGTGACGTTATTCGGGTCCAGCTTTAGGGCTTTATCGACCGCTTTCAACTCACTCTCCAGCTCACGGCTCTTTTTGTTTGTTTCTTTCAGTGCCTTGTCAAGACCTGTGGTGTCACCGCCTATTTTTATCGTAATACCCTTAATGCTACTTTTTGCCACCTATCATTACCCCCTTTCCAAAATTTTTTCGCAAAGCCTGTCGGTCAGGCTTCGTTAAGGTAAGCCTATATGCGTTATCTAGGTATTCTTGACCGCTCTCGCTCTGCCTGAGCCGTGCGATAAAAGCATCACGACGTATCAGCAGATAATCATAGTAGTCCATATCATCAACATCATATAGCGATATACCCATATAGTCCGCAACTAACTTTTCCCACGTTGAGGAAATTTCATATTTCTCCCCCTCCCTATTCTGCGGTGGATAGTAGGGGAGCGCTAGTTTTTTGAATTTTTGATTTCCAGCAGATAGTCAATATATGTGCGGTAGAATGTTTGAATGTCGTATATATCCCAATCAGCCAGTGTTTCAGCCGTTATTGGTATCTTTGCGATGTTGTGCGACATCAGCTTTGCACACATTTCGATTGCTTCATTCAACTTGTTGCCACCTAGCTTTGCGGATATTTCCCCGAACGCTTCAATTTCACCCTTTGTGGGTGGCATAACAAAAATCGTGGTATGCTTTTCATCAGCCAGCTCGATACGCAGGCTAGGTTTTTGCATTTTATTGAAATTCAACGTCTTTGGCATTTTTCTGTATACCTCCAAAAAAACAGCCCACTGAAAATCTCAGCAGGCTGTGTATTTGTGTTGCTTATGTGGCACTTATCGACTTGTCTTCTTCGATGTAGGTAATCAGCGTTCCTTCGCTGTCGCTTGGCAGTGCTTTGAATTCTGCGTCAATAACGCTTTCCTTGTCTTTTGCAAATGCCAGTTCGATGCCGCTCTGGTTGTTTCCCACGATCATGACCCATATATCTCCGTCAACTGCGTCAACGTGGTGGAAGCAGAGAACATACCTCTTGCGACGCATATTCTTCAGACCGCCAATCTTGACAGTTCTACGTTTCTTGCTGGTATCTTCTGTAACTCTTGCAGTATCGCAGAGAACGTCAAGGGTATTGCCGTTGAATACCATAATGCCAGTTTTCAGTGTAGCTTCTTCTTCGGTGATGATTGTCTTCTGATGTGTGCCATCATCATCACTTGCGGTGTAGAATGTCGGCTTATAGGACAGGGTTGCGCCGCCCTGGATATAACCCAGCACATTGGCTTTCGTGCAGATAGTATCAACATCAGGTACTGTTTCACCGCTGAAATCCTGATAGTAGATATAACCGCTTCCCAAGATGATGTTACTCGGGGCTTTCTTTGTCTCAGCCATTTTAATTCCTCCTTATTTCAAATAATTGGTAAAGGAATATCTTATCTGATACTCCTTGCTGTCCTCAATCCAGCTTTCAGACTTTTCCAAATCAAAATCCGCAAACTGCTTTTCAACAGCCGTTTCTAAATTAACGTCGATTTTCCTCGTGTACAATTCAATGACTATCGTCTGCTCTCGCAGACTTGCGGGGTGCATATCGTCTCCGCTGTCTATGGTGCTTTCACGATAGAACACGCAGTAGGGTGTTTTCATTTCACCACGTGATGAATAGTATGCGATTCTGCCTTGTAGTTCGTCGACAGCCGTTAATCGTGAACGTATATCATCCAATGTCAAATTCATTTCTTCAACCTCGTTTCTATCAACTCAGGCAGTGTTTTTTGTGCATATTCCTCAACTGGTTTGATATGCACAAATGCCTTTACTCTGCCCTTGCCGCCTTTCTTTGCGTGACCGTGTTCCAATAGATGTGTCAGATAGTAGTATTTTTTGTTACGCACAACAACACGGTTGTTGCCCGACTTAGCGTATACTGTTTCGGCTTTCCAGTTTTCGGCATACTCGCCTGTGCGACGTGGTGATGTGGCTTTCAACTTTTCAACACATTGGTCTGCAACCTCGTCGATACAGCCGTCAACTATTTTTGCGGTTTCTTCGCTGTATTCTTTCAGGTCATCAGCGACCTGTTTTGCCAGTTTGCTGACATCAATTTCAACCGATTTCATCAGCAATCACCGCCAAAGCGTTCAGCCGTCAGTTCAATGGCTATTCCTGCGACATATGTGCGTATGATACGATACTCCCGACCGTTGTAGAATAACATATCTTCGTCATCATAGTCATAGTAATCTGCCATTTTGATTTTCAACGTAGGTTGAAACCCTGCCTGTGCGGCACTGTAAAATTCAGAACGTGAAATTGATGATACTTGGCAGAAAACCTCTTTGGCGTTTTCCCAATCAACGACCTTTTCTTGATTTCCAATTTCGTCCGAAACTATCTTTGCTTTGGCAATTTTTACAACATCATTAAACATCGTTAAATCCCCTCCGTGTAGTCCTCGTTCAGACTTAGTGCGTCTCGCAGGCGCTCATAATTCTTGCGGAAATCTTCGCCTTTGCCGTTGAAATCATACTGCCATTTGACATAGTTTTCGATAGCCTTTTTCAGAATTGCACTGCAATCATCAGCGTCAAAGGGAACGAACACGCCCACACGCTTCAAATCTTCCATGCAGGCGTCAACGTTTGACATAATGTCGCTATCTAGCTTGTCGTGTGATATCCTCAGCGAATTTTTCAAACTTTCTAGCATTCGTTATGCCCCCTTTATCATCATGATTACTTGCTCTTCTTTGTGAGTGTCACAAGGCTGTTCTTGTCGATAACCTTGCCGTCTACCAGCATGACCGCCTTTGTAACCTGGTCTTCGGTGTCATTATCCTCATATCTCTTGACTGTCATCTGGAGATTTGTGTTGAGGATATAGTCCTCAGGGCGGAAGAAGAATGCAACGATTGTATCAGCCGATACAGTGTCTGCATAAGCGTCGATATCGTCAGAGAACACAACAGGTGTGCCAAGGATTGATGGCTGCATATCTCCGTTAAGACCATAGTTGACCCTAGCGATAGGCTGTCCGTTTGTGTCTGTCAGTGCCTGGATATCGCAGAATGTTGCAAAGTTCATGAACATCTTAACGCCTGCTCTGTAGCCTGACGGAATTTTCTTCTTCATATCCCACAGGGTATTGTATGTAATACCGTTTGCCAGTGCAACGTTCACATTCTGACCGCTGACAACAGTTTCCTTTGTGATGCCCTTCGGCTTGCCTGAACCATCACCCTTGATGATTGCTGTTTCGATAGCAGCGATCATTGCGTCGGCTACCTGATTAGCAAATACTGTCTCAAAGAAATCAAGAGATACTACCGAAACTTCAAGCGACATGGAGATAGCACATCTCAGCTTGTAGTAGCTGAAAGTGATTGAGCCTGTGGACTTCTTCTGTGTGTCAGAGCTTGCACCCTCAGCGACCCATGTTGCAACTGGCTTGGCGCTTGATGTAGGGATTGTCACGCCACCCTTGATATTTGTCTTTGTGACAAGGGCATAGATCTGTCCGTGTTCCTCCAGCTTCTCAACGATTCTCTGCATGGTTGTTGACGGAATAACAGCCGCAACGTCAGTGGTCTTTGTGGACTGTGCCTCGTTCGCAAACTTCGCAGGGATTGGTGTACCCTCGAGAACGTTGTGCATAAATGCAGTTCTGTACTCTATGCTGTCATAGATGTTTGATGTGTGTGTGATCGCATTCTCGCTCATCTTGTTTTCATTCCTTTCGATCATATTTTTCATAGTATCTGACGCATGGATCTTTGTCATGGCGTTCAGATTTGCCTGTGTCTTTGCCGCCTTTTCAGCGTCATTCATCAGCTTTTCAGCTTCCTCAAAATTGCCCTCGTTGATGAGAGCCTGAGCCTTGTCAAGCATTTCCTGTCTTGTCATTTTTATAACCCTCCTTTAGTTTGTCAAGCCTTGCCTGTGCTGTTATCTTTTTATCAGCACGCTCAGCTTTCATTCTTTCGATTACGTTTTGCGGTATGATATCGCAGTAGGCCGCCACAAGCTGTGACTTGACGTTCTTGCTTTCTGCGATTTCGTCTATCAGTCCCAGTTCGACCGCTTCATCAGCCGTCAGCCATGTTTCCTTGTCCATGATTTCCAGTGCCTTTTCCTTTGTCATGCCTGACTTGGTTATGTAGGCATTTGCAATGGTCTCATTGGCTTTTTGCAGAACCTCTGACATTTTGTCCATGTCATGGTAATCACCTCTTGTCGCTGATGATACGTTATGCACCATGATCTGTGCCGTCGGTGATATATCTGACTTGCCTGCACACGCTATTACGCTTGCCGCACTTGCTGCAAGACCGACAACGTGTATCTTGACATCACCTGAATATTCACGGATTGCCGAATAGATTTCGGAAGCCGCAAAAATATCACCACCACCAGAGTTGATGTAAACTTCCAACGGCTCGCCTTTTTCAGTTGCCGCAGTTATATCTTTTAAGACCCTCGCAGGGGAAGTAGCGTCAATGCGGAAAAGGTCATAAATCCATTGGTCATCACTCGGAATGATTGTACCCTTGACGTTAATTTTCATCGTTTTCACCTCCCTCACCGCTGTCTATCTTTGCCGTGTCTAGTCTGACATAGTATTGATCGCCCGAAGGAATGTCAGCCAGATTGAACACGCTTCGGATTTCATTTGCGTTCATGATACCCCTGTCAAAAAACTGCACCAGATTCAGCTTGGTTGACATTGACGCAGTGCTCAGGTTGAACGCTTCAAAAACTATCTTGTTGCCATACCCTCTTTCGATACGGCTGAATAGTTTTCGTGTGAATTCGCCAGCCAGTTCCATTACTACTGGTTCTATCTCCGATTCGTAGTAGGCGTTGTACTGGTCTTCGGTGTAGTTCGATTGCACGATATTTGCGTTTGTGTTAAACAGCGAATAAATTCTCTGCGTGGTTTTTTCCATAACCGATGAATTCGGTACATAGTCTTTTGCGTCAACTTGTTTTGCGTCCGCCTTGCTGTCGACCGCCGCAACACCTGTGCCGTTCTGGACGCTCATGAACTGCTCACTGAATTCCTGCGCCTGCTTTTTCAAATCCTCAGGGCGCAGGGAACTGGTGAACTTCAACAGCCAGCGAATGATTGACGAATTCTTGATAGCCTTGACAATACCTTGATCTGTCGTTGTTACGATTTCCATTAACGGTGTCAGTGCTTCGCTCAGCCGTTCTCCGAAAATATCGTCCTTGTAAAAATCGCTACGCAGATGAATGATATCTGCATACGGAAACGTATATCTTTGCCCATTGAAAAATGTGAATTTCAAATACAAATCGTTGCCGATATATACGCATTCCGCACTGTCCGCAGGAATAGGATATAGTTCAGTAGGATAGCCGTTGCCGTCACGGATAATCAGAATAAATGCGTTGTTGTTCAAACACAGCTGCGTTGCGACTTTTTCCAACATTTTCTGCATTGTCATGAACTCGTTAGGTTCTTCCAACAGCATTCGCATATATGGTTCAGGGTTTATCTCGATACTGCCGTCACCATTTCGGCTATATGATTTTCTGATATGCTTTGCGGTCAGTTTTCCAATAGCCTTGACCTTTGGGCGAATGCAGGCACGCACCAAGTCCGAACGGTAAACATTACCGTCCCAACTATAGTAGCCGTTGCCGATTTCCGTCATCATCTTATATCTGGTTACTACCTGCGACCTGTTTTTAAAACGATTTATCAGACCCATTTTTTCACCCCTTTCTACCTGTAGTTGTTTATCACGGGAACATTCCCGACAAGTGAAATTCCTTAAAACATTTCCATGATTCTTTTTCTTGATAAACCTCATCATATCTTGCCTGAATGCCGTCAAGCGTCATAGCTATTTCTTGCTGATACTTCACTTCGGGATAGTACGTAACTTGCATGAATTTGAAAATCTCAGGATTAATATTCATTCCGCTCTGATATCGTGCCAAAAACGCTTCCATTTCATATTCCAAGATATAGAAAAGATATCTTGTTCCCATGCTCTTGTCTTTGGGTTGAAATACG